CATAAAATGATTAAGCTTGCTGAAATCAGAAAGAAGGCTTTAGAAGAAGAAGTTGAAAGACTTTCTACAATGGACGAAATTAAATGTCGAATCATGGGGCTAACAGAAGAGGAGGTTCTTAATGGTTGAATGTAAAGAGTGCGGGAAAACTTTTCCGTCGGATAGGAGCTTACATGCTCATCTGAAAAGCCATAAGTTAAAAATAAAAGATTATTACTATAAACATTTTCCGCGTAGAGATAAGTACGATAATGAACTCATAAATTTTGTTAATAAAGAAAGTTATTTTGCGACCGATTTTAATAATAAAAACAATTTAAAAAAATGGATGTCTCATGTGGAGCCGCCGGTAGCAAAAGAGTATTTTAAAAACTTTCTCATCAGCAGGAAAGAGAAAAAAGATTTGGAGTTTGCTCCTTGTCAAGTCGAGCTCAGATCTCTGATGAGCCCATCTGTAGCCTATTACCAAAAAGTATTTGGAGACTACAATGAAATATGCGAAGAGGTTGGTTTAGCTACTAAATATAAAACTATAACAGAGCCGCTTGCTTATAATCCTGAGAAATATAAACATGAAAAAATTTATATAGACACTAGAGAGCAGCAACCTCTAGATATTATAGGGATACATACAGAAGTCAAGGGGCTGAAATACGGCGACTATGCTTTAAGCGATAAAGACAAAACTTGTAATTGTTATATAGAAAGAAAATCTATACAAGACTTAGTAGGTACTTTGAGCGGTGGTTATGAAAGGTTTTGTAACGAAATAGAAAGAGCAGAAACAGAAAATGCTAATTTAATAGTCTTAGTGGAGAGCGACTACAATTCAAGTTTAATGTTTCACAAATTAAAAAGAACCTACAAAAAAATTAGAACGAATCCTCAGCATATTTTCCACAATATTAGAACTATTATACAAGAGTATCCAAACGTTCAATTTCTATTTGTTAAAGGTAGAGAAGAATCTGTTAGGGTTATGAAAAGAATATTTTTTAGCGACTGTAAATATAAAGATGTTGACCTGCAATATGCTTATGATTTGAAATTGTTATGAGGGGGAAAATAGAGTTAACTTACGAACAAGCCTTGATTATTTTGTTCCTAATAATTCTCATAGCTTATTTAGACTAATATGTGGCACGCTCCAGAGAAATATAAACGAGACGTAAAAGATACCAACTTAGAACTGTTAGACTTAAAGGGAGAACTTGATTCTAAACAGGCTAAAATATCTCTTGCTAAGTTTTTGAGAGCGAATTTGGGTTTTACTGTAGAGCTAATCTCAGGAATAAAACTTGCGCCTTTTCAGGAAGTTACTCTAAAAGGTTTCTTCAATAGAAACTTTAATATGTGCGTTTGGGGACGCGGATGCGGCAAAACTTTTATTGCATCCGTATACTGCTTTCTCCAATGCATCTTCGAGCCTAATACAAAAATTCTTATAGCTGGCCCAACGTTTCGTACTGCTAGATTTATATTTCAAAACTTAGAAAAGATAGTAGAGAGCAAAGGGGCAGAATTACTGGCTCAAGCTTTCGGGGCCAAATCTAAACGTAACGATCAGTTCGAGTGGAGAATAAACGGCGGAAGCATTACAGCGATACCTCTAAGCGGTGAAAAGATTCGTGGTTTTCGTGCTAACATTCTTGTGCTCGACGAGTATCTGCTATTACCAGAAGAGACTATTAAAACAGTTCTCATGCCGTTCTTGGTTGCTCCGCAAGACATGGCGGAAAGAATTAGAGTTAGAGAAATAGAAGACTCTTTAATTAAAAGCGGCAAGATGAAAGAGAAGGATAGAATGGTATTCGAAAATAAATCAAAGATGATAGCTCTATCCTCTGCTAGCTATAGCTTCGAAAATCTTTACAAAACATACAAGGAATGGATGGGTAATATCTATTCTGACGATATTTTAGATTCTAAATATTTTATATCCCAAATGGGATTTGACTCTGTACCGCCTGACATGATAGATAAAACTGTTATCGAAGAGGCCCAGTCAGGAGGCTCGTCTAACTCCTCTTTCCAGCGGGAATATTGCGCCCAATTTACAGATGGCAGTGACAGTTACTTTAGCGCGAAAAAAATGCACGAGTGCACTGTCCCCGACGGAGAGGCGCCGCATACTTTAATTACAGGAAACCCAGAAAAAGAATATATACTTGGTATTGACCCTAGTTTTAGCAATAGCCCAAGCTCCGATTACTTTGCGATGTCTCTACTTGAGCTCGATGAAGGGTCGTATACCTTAGTGCATTCTTACGCTGTAGCTGGCGGCGATTTAAAAAATCATATTAAATATTTATTTTATCTTTATAAAAACTTTAATATAAAGATGATAATTATTGATAACGCAGGTTATCAATTTATTGATAGTGCCAACGAATCAGAAATTTTTAGAGAAGCAGGTCTAGAGATTAAATTTTTTGATTTTAACACTGAAAAGCAGGGTGTAGCTTACGATCAAGAACTTAAAAAAGTCAAAAGATTTTATAGCCCCAAAGATGACATTGTATGCTTCAAGCAAGTATTTAGTTCTGAGTTTTTAAGAAATGCTAATGAATACTTGCAATCCTGTATAGACCATAAAAGAATATTTTTTGCGTCTCGTACCGCAGCCTCTGGGAGTTTTTTCTCAAAAGTTTCGTCCACAAAAATTCCTCTTAAGTTGACTCACTTTAACGATATAGGAGAAATGATTGAAACTCAAGACGACTTAGTTTACCAAACTAAAAAGCAATGTGCTTTGATAGAAGTAAAGTCTACGGCGAAAGGAACTCAGAGTTTTGATTTACCCCAACATCTTCGTCGTAGCAATTCAGCTAATAGAGCCAGAAAAGATAATTACACTACATTAATGTTAGGGAATTGGGCGGTAAAAGCCTATAATGATATGAAGAATGTAAAAGTCGAAGAAGTTAACGCGACTTTTATTCCAAGGATGATAGATTAAGTGTAATTTAAAATTAAAATGGCCGTTAAAAGAAAAGCTAACAACGAAAACTCTCTTAAGGAACCTCTGATGGCTGGAGGAGAGATTATTGAGACTGTTGCGTCGACTAGAACTAGACGCAACAAAGCCGGTCATATCGAAAGGACCGACAGGTACAGAAATATCGATGACGGTATAATTCCTTTCCGCTACTCTCAAGGGGTAACTAATAACTCTAGTTTAGATATCAGAGATACTATCGTTTTGTGCCAGAAAGCCTATTATAATTTTTCTGTATTCAGAAATACTATAGACTTAATGACAGAATTCTCAATGAGCGAGATTTACTTTACGGGAGGCAGTAAAAAATCGAAAGATTTTTTCGATGCTCTGCTTCGTAAAATAAATATTAATAATTTACAAAGTAAATTTTTTAGGGAATATTATAGATCCGGGAATGTATTCATACATAGGTTTGATGCTAATATTTCTAAGGCAGATGTAACAAGGATGTCTCAGACTTTCGGTCTAACGTCAGATGCCTCCTATACTCTCCCTGCGAGATACATTATTTTAAATCCGGCAGACATACAAATTTCTGGAAACATTACTTTTGCTACGGGCGAGTTCAGAAAAATCCTCACAGATTACGAACTAGAAAGATTACGCAATCCTCGCACAGAAGAAGATAGGCAAGTCCTCGAAAGCTTTGACGCGGACACTATTAAAAAAATAAAAGGACAAGGAGGTAAAAAGCCGGGGTATAACGCTGTCAGCATTCCTCTCCCCTTAGATAAAATAACAGCTGTATTTTACAAGAAGCAAGATTACGAGCCATTCGCTGTTCCTATGGGCTATCCTGTACTAGAAGACATTAACTGGAAACAGGAAATGAAGAAAATGGATATGGCTCTAACCCGCACAACAAACCAAGCTATACTCTTGGTTACGATGGGAACAGATCCAGAAAAAGGAGGAGTAAATCAAAAGAACTTGCAGGCTATGCAAAAACTTTTCGAGAATGAATCTGTAGGACGGGTTCTAATTTCAGATTATACTACCCAAGCTAAATTTGTTATTCCTGATATAGCAGGCATCCTAGATCCCAAAAAGTATGAAGTGTGCAATCATGACATACAAATGGGCCTCAATAACATTCTATTGAGCGATGAGAAGTTTGCCAACTCTAGCATCAAAGTGCAGGTGTTTATGGAAAGGCTTAATGAAGGTAGAAAAGTTTTTATCCATGACTTCCTAATGCCGGAGATAAAAAGAATCTCTAAGGAGATGGGCTTCAAAAACTATCCTACTCCTAACTTCGAAGACTTAGATTTAAGAGATAATTCTGTTTATGCAAGAGTATACAGCAGATTGATAGAGTTGGGAGTGCTGACACCTGAAGAGGGTATACAAGCTATTGAGTCGGGACGTATGCCAACTTTCGACGAGTCTGTAGAATCCCAAGAGAAGTTTAAGGTATATAAAGACAACGGTTTATACGAGCCTGTTCTGGGTAACAAACCGCCGAAAGAAGCTCCCTCGCAAAAAGCTAAGCCAGTCCCCCAGCCGAAAGGCAGGCCAGAAGGTACCGGCAGACCAAAAGAAACCGACACAAAAAATCCGATCGGCCTGAAGGCTAATAAGCAATCAAGGTTTAGTTTAAGTAAAATACAAGATAATTTAAATTTGGCTGATAAGCTAAACTTAGAAGTCGAAGCTGCCTTAAGGCAACTACATAATAGAAAAAGGCTCAACAAAACTCAGAAGGAAATTGCTCAGCAGATTTCTAACATAGTAATTCACAATGAGGACCCGGAGAATTGGTTGGCGAAAGCTGGTAGATATGCAGCCGAACCAGTTGATAGAAATGACGACAGAGTAAAAGAAATTCAGTCTATAGCATACGAACATCAAGTAGACGATTTCTTAGCCGGGATACTTTATTGCAGCAAGTATGATGGCGAATAATGTCGACAATTATATACAACGCACAAGGTCTCTTTGTAGGACCATCCGGCGCTAACTTCCAAAGTTATACAGGCGGACAACCAGTCTTTGACTATTCCGATCCAGTAACCACAGCAAACCTAATAAAACAAATTGATAGGGTTCAAGCTTTATCTTATGATATAACCCTGCCTCACACTCAAGTTACTCAGTTTAATACTAGATCTGTAGTAGATAGGCCAATAATAAATTCTCCAGAGGTTAGCTTTGGCTTCTCTTATTTACTTTCTGACGTTTCTAACGAACAAGAGATGGGGCTCTTCGTTAACTATGCTCAATTTGAAGAGCCTTTTTCTGGCGCTCCGTTCTTTTCTAATAATACTGGACAAAGCCTAATATCTGGATTCGCAGGAGAAGATGAGACAAGTTCTGATTTTAAAGACAAAAAAAACTATTACCTAGCCGTCAATGATAAACGAGAGGATCTTTTTACTGGCACGAATTTAGAAGACTTGACAAAAAGCTCTAGTTCATCTTACGAGATAGATTTTGAAGCACCGAATCATAAAGTTATATGCTTTGGGAATTGCTATATGGTGTCTTATTCAGTTGAGGCTTCTGTGGGAGCTTTCCCAAGAGCAGAAGTTTCTTTCGTTGCAGAGAACATTATGTTCGAAACCAGCGGGAGCGGCTTCTTAAGTCCTACTATAGAAACTAAAAGCGGTGCGCAAATTAATAATTTAAATTCTGTCATACCAAATAGAATAAATAAGAACCCTATATCTGTTGTACGTCCGGGAGATATAAATTTTACGACCGATTCTTTTTCTGGACTAGGTGTTGACTTCGCTAATCTACATTTAGAATCTTATGTAATATCGTTTGACATACCTAGGGGCGCGGAGACCAACTTGGGATATAAGTTTCCTTTAAGTAGAAAACTCACTTATCCGATACCCGTTTCAATTGACTTAAATGGGATTGTAGAAAAGATGAGCTCGGGGTCTTTAATTGATTTAGTTAATTTAAATCAAGATTATGATTTCTCTATAGATTTAAATATGCCCGGGCAAACATGCGCAACTACTACGACAGGAATAAAACATGCTAGCGTGCAAGCTTTTGAGGACAGAAACATACCATTAATAAAGTATACTCTTAATAAAGCCAAGTTAAATTCTTTTACTTACGATTCTTCAATAGGCAGCAATAAAACATTCTCCGCATCGTTTAGTACTGAGCTCGATCCAGACGATTTAACAAGAGGTTTATTTATAAGCGGATTGATAGGTCAACGAAAGCTAGAAGATTTCCATTTATTAGAAGGGGGAGATAACG